CCCACGGAGATGGAGCTGATGAAAGAAATGCTGGAGGAGCAACTGGCTCTCCAGCAGAGTCAAATGGCCACTCTGGTCGACACCATCAAGGCGCTGGACAAAGCTGAAGCCGGGGCGGCCCCGCTGGACCTCGCCGCATTGGAGTCCTTCATCAAGAGCGCGGTGGCTGGCTTGCAACTGACGCAGGCTCCCGCAACCACGATGTCATCCAGCGGACCTCTTGCCACTACGGTCGATACGGGTCCAATGTTTATCCCCGAGGGTATTGTCGTTGACGGTGGCGCCGACATCGGAACGGCGGAGGGTTCATCTGGATTCTCCGTCGATGAGGCGACCGAGGCACTCAAGGCCATGAAACGAGCCAAGAAGAAGAAGTAGGAGGCATTATGTCCGAGGACACAAAAGACACTGAGACCAAGCCCAAGCCCAAGCCTCGAAAGAAGGCTTCCGCAGAGTTGGGTGTCGGTCTGGACATCGGGACGATGAACATCGTTGGTGCTCGGAAAGGCCCCAAGGGTATCGAGACGCGCCGTATTCGCGACGCCTTCCTCGACCTCCCTGCCGAAAGCAAGAAGATGTTGAAGCTCTCTGGCGTTTCCTATGTGGAGCGTGGGGATGAGTTGATCATCATCGGCGACCCCGCCCTTGAGACAGCCAACATCTTCGGTCGCGAAGCCCGCCGCCCCTTGTCGGCTGGCTTGATCTCGGCTGGTGAAATGGACGCCCTGGACGTGCTGGGCCTTCTCATCAAGAACGTGCTGGGCGAGCCGGAGGTTCCTGGCGAAGCCTGCTACTTCAGCGTGCCCGCCGCCCCCATCGATCAACCCGACAAGGACATCATCTACCACCAGGGTGTCTTCGAGCGCATCGTAGGCGAGTGCGGGTTCACGCCCTATGCCTCCAACGAGGCCATGGCCATCATCTACGCGGAATGCGCCAAGGAGGGCTTCTCCGGGATCTCCCTCAGCTTCGGATCGGGCATGACCAACATCGCCTTGGCGGTGAACACCATCGAAGGGCTTTCCTTCTCGGTGGCTCGCGGGGGTGACTGGATCGACGGCGGCGCTTCGCGGTCCGTCGGCTCCACCCAGGCCCGCATCTGTTCCATCAAGGAGCAGGGGGTCGACTTGAACAATCCCGTGGGGCGCGAGCAGGAAGCCATCGCCTTCTACTATAAGAACCTGATCGAGTATGCACTCGACCAGATCGCGGCGCGGTTCAAGCAGATCGAGGGCCAGTTCTCGTTGCCGAGGGCGATTCCAATGGTCGTCTCGGGCGGGACGAGTCTCGCTGGCGGGTTCATGGAGTTCTACGAGAAGGTCTTCGAGAAGAAGCGCAAGCGGTTCCCTATCGAAGTGTCCGAGGTACGACATGCGAAAGAACCATTGAACGCAGTGTCCTACGGGATGCTGGTTCAAGCCATGCAGGAGCATTCAGATGAAGATTGAGGCATTTTACGAGGCCATCCTCGACACCCTCGGCGATGTCGTCCCAGAAGGCGGCTACTCGATTGAGGACGGTGTCGGGGAGTCTTTCGGAGACGCTTCGAGGCTGGTCAGCGATGCCGACCTCGCTGCGGATCTGGGTCCGGGTACATTGGAGTATCGCGGTATTGAGTCAACCGAACCCGTTGGTTGGGATGTGGACTCTCTTCGCGTCATCCAGCGGAACGGTCGCCTGGTCCTGACCGGGGTCGTTTCAGAGATTCAGTAGAGGTGTGCAGTGTATTACCAGATCACGGAAGCCCTAAAGCGGCGTTTCATCCATGAGTTGAGAGGCTATTGGGCGACCCATCCCAAGTACACGGATCTGGTAGACAACATCCAAGGCAAGTACTCCTTCAAGGAGCGGCCCCAATACGGCATCATCGTGAAGACCTCGGGGGCCACCAAGGTGGAAATGTCCCCCGATAACTTCATCGGCACGGTCCATTCGTATGCCTACCTCGCCCGCGTCCCCAAGTTCCCGGGAACCTTTCTTGAATGGATCCGGGAGGACGCGAACGCCATCTCCCGCAACAACGGCAGGTTTCCATCCCTTCCCGGTGTCTACTACATCGAGATTACGGAGCATGACCCCGTAAGCGGCGTCGGGGAGTTCTACGTTGACCGGCTGCTTGATGTCGGCCATGAGCGGGTGACGATGGTCACTCCGACGCAGGGGCAGCTACAGCAAGTCCCCTTGAATGGAACGCTGTCCCTCTACCTCTATCCTTCCAGCCGCAGGCTGGTTCCTGGCGCAGACTACGAATACAACCCCGAAGAAGGCAGCTTCACGCTGGCGCAACCTCTCGGGCGCGGATTGAGCGTCGCTGCCGACTACCGCTACCCAGCCGCGTCAACGGGGCCGCACGCTTTCGGAGAGATGCGCGGGGACAGCATGTCTATTCCGGGCGTGGTGCTTGCTTTTGGCAGGCTGGCGAAGAAGGGCGACAGGGCCGCCATCGTCATTCAAGGCAAGCGGCTTCCGGCCTACTTGGAGTACGGCGGGCGCTGGAACATCTCCCTCGACTTCGACATCGTCGCCCGCGACGTCTACTCGCAGCAGGAGATCGCCGACAGGACCATAACCTGGATCTACGGGAACATGAGGCCGAGAGTCGCTGACGAGGGTGTCGAGATCCTGGACGTGAATCTGGGCGGAGAGACCGAAGAGATCTACGACGAGAACGGCGACGACTACTTCTACAACTCCAGCTTCTCAGTGACTGTCGAGACGGAGTGGTCCATGCACGTACCCCTCGGCGCTCCCATTCGGAGCATCGAGATCGCGACGCCAGCCCAACTCTCGGCGTCTGCTGACAATCCCGGAGTGTTCTCCGAGGGTACTCTGTCTTCGGGGCTTGGTATCCAGAGGGTCCAAGACCCGTTCCTCGTAGGGCGTACCCGGACATTCGAGATGATTCGGTGATGCTTCTATATCTACGGACTGTGTAGGACTTTGGCCATCGGAGGTTGTCATTCCACTGTACGAATACCAATGCACTGAATGCGGACTTCGGTTCGAGGCGAAGCAGAAGGCATCGCTTGCGACCAACGCCGTCCCTTGCACGGCCTGCGGCAACATGTCTGAGCGACTTGTGCCCGACACCTTCACTTCGACCTATGTGTTGAAGGGTGATGGGACGATCAACCCTCAGAACACGGGCGTGAACAGCTATGACGCCAACGTGGACCGCGTGATCGGGGACCACTCCTCGAACAGTTGGACCGACATCCAGAAACGAAACTCACGCAAGCGGGACGTACTGCGGACCAACCCCGGCAAGACCGGGCACGACCTGGGTCGAACCGTTGAGAATGACTATCGGGTCATGGGCGACAAGGAGCGAAGCGCTGCGGAGACCGCAAGGACTCTGCACTCGGAAGCTCTGGACCGCATCGACCGATGGAAGAAACGAAAGAAGGGAACTGCGGGTTCCTGACCGGCCTCGGGCTTGGAAAGACAGACAGAAACACACATGAGAAACCTCGCGCTTAGAGACCAGCCTCAGAGAGGCTTGGGTACGACGAACAGTAAGACCTTTTCACTTTCACGCGATGGATACCATCGCAACAGCAGGAGAACCCGCTATGCCTATTGATCCCAAATCCCCGTATTCGCCCCCAGGCGTCTACACCGAAACCAACTTCGAGACCAACGTCGCCGGTACGTTGTCTTCCCCGAACGTCCCCGTCCTCATCGGACCGGGTAACGAAACCCTGACAGCCAACATCGAAGTCGTCCGTGGCTCGTCCTCCACCGCAGACCAACGGGTCGCGCTTGAGGATGCTGCGGGTCGCGCCGTGATGGAGGATGGCTCCCTCGACGACTGGAACGCATCCGCCCGCTTCCTGAAGGTTCGCAACTTCCCAATCGTCACAGGCGAGGGAAGTGGAACCACGAGCGCCAACTCTTCGGATGTCGTCGCGCTCCTCAACAACCAGCCCATCGTCGTTCTGTCCGTTGACGGAGAGAACGGTTTGGTTGAGCTTGCCACCGCGCCGACGGCTTCCGACGAAGTTCGCATCAGCTACTTCTTCAACCGCACCGACACGGCGATGTCAGATGACCTCTCCGACCAGGTGAGCAGCGGCACCGCCCAGCTTATCGGTCAGGCCGGTGGGGATTTCACCATCGACAGCGCCAGCGACAGCCTGCTGGTCTCCGTCGATGGCGGCGAAGAAGTCGAGATCGTCATTGAAGCCAGCGTCGAGCCATACACCGCCGCACAGGTGGCGTTGGAGATCAACGCTGCCGATGTCGGAATCACTGCCGACACGACCACGAACAACGAAGGCGCGACCGTGCTGACGCTGGACGCCGCCCAATCCCTCGCGATTGGCATCGGAACCATGAACTCCGTCATCGGCTTCTCGGCTGGGCAGTCCACGTCGCGGAACTCGACCTTCTACGTCAAGCAGACGCCTATCGTGACGGGTGATAACTCGGGCACGACCACGACCTCTGCCGCCGACCTGTCCGTCACCGTGGATGGAAACGCAGTCGCGGTTGCCTTCGTCGATGGTGCCAACGGTGCCGTCACGCTGGCCGTTCCTCCTGCCGAGGGTTCCGAGGTCGTCGTGAGCTACTTCTGGAACTCCTACCAGGACACGTTCGACTACCTCGCCAACATCGGTGTCACGGATGTCACTTCCTGCGGTATCTCACGCGGAGTGAAGAGCTACATCGAAGGGACCGACTTCATCCTCAAGGATGACAAGCTCTTCTGGGGCACGGCCTACAACCTGTCCGCCGGGCAGTCCACTGCCGGATCCGTCGAGTTCGGCGAATCCCAGATCACGGCCCAGCTTATCGATGACAAGAGCTACTTCTTGGAGTGCGCGGCTGTCACCGACACATCTGTTGTTCCTGCTGTCACAAGCAGCACGACCTTCAGCCTGCCCTTCATCCCCACGACGGGTAATGGCATCGGCAATGAGATCACCGCATCTCAGTTCAAGGTCGTTGCGAACTCTCGTCGCGACTTGGCGACCAACCGTCCCGAGTTGGTGCAGGCTTACTGGGGTTATGA